TTTTTTCATGAAGTCTTCCATCCATTTAGTAGCTATTGGTGCGAAAGCTTCTCCTATTGATATTTTCAGGTCATCAAGGGCAGACTTGAACTGTGCAATCTTATTTGCTGTCGTGTTGCTCATTTCATCAGCAAATTTATCAGTAGCACCTTTAGCATTTCTTACCCCGTTGGCAACTTTGTTGTAATTTTCTTCAGTAGTTCCCATAAGAGAATCAAGTATTTTCATACCTTCTCCGCCAGCTATTATTGCCAAGTATCTGTTTCTTTCTTCCTGGGTAAGGTTAGCTGTAGCTTTTTTCAGCTCATCAGATATCGTTTTCAATCCTTTGAACTTACCCTGCTGATCATAAAGCTGTATGTTTAGGTCTGTCAAAGCATTCGATACTTCCTTCGATGGATTGGCAAGTCTTCTGTAAATTGCAGCCAAATTACGCCCTGCCTGTCCCGACTTAATTCCGTTATCCGCAAGTACCCCTAACAGGATATTCACATTTTCAAAGCTTTCAAAATTCCTTGAACTCGCCGCAACATATTTATATGCCTCCCCTAACATCTGAACATTAGTATTTGCGTTGTTACTTGTTGCAACCATTACATCCATAAGTCTGTCAACTTCGCCTATCGACATACCGAAAGCTGACAGGTTATCCGTCACTATGTCGGAAGTCTGGGCAAAATCACTTCCAGCCGCAATCGACATTTTTAAAAGTTTAGGTGTCATTTCCAGTACTTCGTTTGTTTTCATACCTGCCATTGCCTGATACATCTGTGCTTCAGCTACTTCCTGTGCCGTAAATTTTGTTGAACGGCCTAAATCTCTTGTCTGTTGCATAAGCTGTTTTTCCTGCTCTGCCGAAGCACTCATGATAGCCCTGTTCCTTCTTACCTGGTCTTCCAAATCAGCATAAGATTGGAGAGATGATTTTAAAACTCCAACTGCGGCAGTTGCCCCAATACCTATACCAACGGTTGCCATTGCCCCTCTCACTCCGTTAAATTCGTTTTTTAATTTATTAGATACGCTTTTACTCTTTTTTTGTAGTGATATTATTCCATTTCCTACGTTTTCCAACATTCCTGTAAATCCGCCTTTTATCCCATTAGATGCTCCAGCAACCTGATTTTTTAAATCTCCTAATGAGCTCTTTGCTTTTCTAGCCGCACCTGAAAACTTATCCTTTAATTCGAGCAGGGCACTCAGCTTATATTCACTCATTCTCTGCTACACCTCCAATCATAAGGAACATGAATAACAAATCTGAATTACTCAGCTCCCTTAAGCTCTGTAAGCTGTGGCCACAATTTAAATAATGAGCGACTGTTCTTGCTTTCCAGTCGCCCTTAATTAGTTTTTTATTTCTTCAACCACTTCTTCAACAGTAAATTTTTCATTCCATCCCGCTTTTTTCATAAGCAGTTCCGAAATACCTGTTATTGTTGAATGACTTAATACTTTCGGCACAACTTCTGCCGGATTCATTTCACAACCTAACTGAGTGATCAGTTTATCGTCCTTAAAAATCTTTCCTGCAGTGTAAACAACTTCACTATCCTTGTCAGTACTGTTGCCGTTAGTTAAAATATCCAGTATTTCCATTCTGTTCAGTACTTCCAACTCCAGTACTCCACCTAATTCTGCCACTTCAACCTTTACTGTCTTTTTCTCAGCCAGCTTTTTACTGTTTTCCAGTAACATTTCTATCGATATATTTTTCATATTATACCTGCCTTTTTTATTTTATAGAATTTTCATATCTGACATCACTAGGGGTAAATCCAAAAGGGATTTCCTCTTCTACTATTTCACCTCTTGAAAATTTTACTAAGTCAATTGAGTTAAACCAAACATTATCAATTGATACTCTCTCTTCTTGTCCTTTCAAACTATCAGGGTCTTTAATTGATGTTACTATTCTACTTCTCACATCTTTTCCTTTAGACCAATTTTCAAGTATTTTTTTTCCACGAGTATAAACTTTATAGATTGTAACAGTTCCTTCTCCTTTTAACCCTGTTATTTTACTATCAACAGAAATCCCTAATTGTACATCTGCCCTCTCAGCTGTAATTTTACCTTCTATAGATTTTAATTCCGCTACTTTTTCATTATCAAGCCACAACTCTCCGTAAGCTCCTGTTATAGTTCTGTTCCCTCTTATATTTTCTGACATTTTATCAGCTCCTTTTCATTATTACATTAACATTAACAGGCTAAGCGATGCCATAGTGTCAGCAAATCTCACGTCCCCTGTCAGATACACGTCATCCCCCGTAGAGTACTGCAGAATCTCCAGCTCTGTCATGGTATCTGCATCCAGTCCATCCGCTATAACTGTTCTTTTCTGTGCTTCAAAATCTATCTCCACTTTATTATCGTAGTCTCCGTTCAATACATTCGGTGACATTTCCTTAAAATATACTTTTGTTACGTTTGAACAGAAATTCATTTTGTTGTCATAATCGTTGATATAGTTCCCAATCCAATATTTTTTGAACGTGTCCCTTATATCATCTACAATAAAACACATTCCCTCAATGATTTTTATTTTTCTAGTGTCTTTTTTCCATGTGCTGTCGAACGTAGTTTTAGAGTTGACTCCATAATTTACCCTGACCATGTCTTCGTCCATGTATAAGCTGAATTTACCAACTTTAGGTTCATAGTCTTCAACTTCTTTCAAATCGTTCATGACATGATTATCAGCACTACGGTTTAACGGCATTCCTGCAATAAGTCCTGCTATAGCCGCCGTATATTCCTGAGCTGTGAAATCACCGTAGATGGACTTATATGTCCCGCCATTCCCAAGTTCCACAATAGCCACATGATCTGTTTTGTTCGCATAGCTTGACACATATTTGACTGTTTTTCCGATTGGCCCGGTAGTTCCGAACTGCTGCTTAACCCAGTTCACGATTGTCTGGTCTTCCGTTTCTATAGCTCCTGGATAAGCCAGCCAGTTAAATTTTTTCATTTCTAAATCCTTCAGCACTTTATCCATAGCCTCTTCATTCTGCACAACTCTGACCAATACTTTAAATGCTCCGTAGTGCATAGCCAAGTTGATGTATTTTATACTTTTTGCATCCCAGTTTTTAGATTCAACATCCGCTATTGTTTTAAAGATATACCATTTCTGTGTAGCTTTCTTATCTTTCAGAATCAGGCATACGGTACCCCGTTCACTTCTTTGGATAGCTGTTGTTGCCAGTGTTCTGAATTCGATATTAACGCTTGGGCTCGCATTAATCTGTCCCACTATTGCCATTTTATCACTCTCCTGTTTTATTTAAATTTTAATTTCAGGCCATTCACTATATTTTGCTTTGGTATTTCTCCGTACACGTCAAATAAATCCAAATCAAAAATATAATGGCCTAGACCATCTACTATTTTCATGTTCTCATTTTTTAAAGTCAGGAATCTGTCTTTAATCCGTAAAATCTTGTTTCCTTTAACATCGAACATATTATTCAGCTTATCAAGTGCGTTATATATTTCCGCCTTATTATTCTCGTCATTTTCAGGGATGTATACAATATCAATACTGACATGTATTTTCTCTTTATGATTTGCAAAAAACTCTTTTTTATAGTCAATAACCTGAATAAAATATGCTGGTCTTTCTAAATTATTTATATTATCGATTCCGACTTCCTTACCTGTAAAACTGTCTATTTTACGGCTTAATGATTTTATAAAATCCATAAATTCCATTATTTATCAAACTCCGCTTTTATTGTTGAGCCTATGCTGTTCCTGAACACAGGTTCTAATTTATCCATTGTCCTTTTTAGCATGAATACTCCAGGTACCACACTGTTTGTTTTCTTACCGTAATAAACTACCCTGTGTCCGTATTCAACATGGTTCACGTATTCAACATTGTTGTAAATTATCTGTTTTAAACCCTCGCCATTTTCCCTGTGCCAGCCCATTCTTAGCTGACCTGTATCTGCTGGCGTTTCTTCTTTTACTTCCTTTATTGTCTGCTCGGCAACCTGTTTAAGTGTCATTTCTACTTTCTGCGGAGTGTCGGTATGCAGTTTTTCTAATTTTTTTGCCAGTTTCTCCCAGTCTCCACTAAGTTTCATTTTTATCCACTTCCTCTACCGATATTTCCTGATGTTCTAAAAAATCAGTGTATTTTATTGGTTTACCGGCTTTAAATTTATATTCTATACCGCCCTTATTTACCAGCAAAATATCATTCTGTTTTATGTCGGCATCATTTCCGACCAGTATTTTATATGTGTTCCTGGAACTGTTTATAATTCCAGTTTCAGTAGCCCTTAAAATTCCTGCACTTAACTGGCACTTAATATTAGTATAAATAACTTTCCAACCCTGATTTGTCAGCCCGTCTTCATCTTTTGTTTTTATATTCCTTTTAACTTCAACTATCGTATCGGTATTAAAAAACTCGTTTAGCATATCATACCTCCTATTTCACAACTCCGAGCTTCCTGAAACGGTTCAAACTTTTTCTAAATTCAGCATCACCATTTAAGCCTGTGACAAACTCGACTTGCCTCTCAGCACTTTTCATGGATTTTATATTTCTGTTTTTATCAAAATTATATTTGTAGATGTATACGGCCGTAGGAGTTATCAGTTCTTCCGGAAAGTCTTCTCGGTTCATATAGTTGATACAGTCCTGGATAACACTTTCGATAATAAGCTTGGTTTTTGCCTCATTCAAGCTCACATCAGATATAATTTTTATTTTTTCGTAAACTTTATCAATTATTTCAGTCAATTCTACCACCTTTTCAAAATAGAAAAAGTATGGTATTTAACCATACTTTACCTACGCTTCAATTGCAACTAGACCCTTTACTTTGTTATTCAGTACGAAGCAGTCATAATAAAATCTACCTAAAAATAAAGTTCCTGAATAATTCTCAGAATCCGTAACCACTCTATATTCAGCCAGTTTCACAGGAGCAACCGTTGCTGAATTATGCCCAATTAGGCAACCGTAATTTTTAGTTGTAGCCCCACCTACTCCTGTTTTAATCTCCATCCATTTTTTAGTGACCCTTACTATCGGCACTCCGTCAACCATTCCTACTAATCCGTTTATCTTTATGTTTTGACCTATGTCTGATGCCTTTACAAAATTCTCATCCTTTTTCAGTTTTGTTAAGAAATCAGGAGTAACATAAGCGATTCTGTTCTGAGGTACATCCGCATCATTTAATTTTTCCTGTGCTTCCAGGAATTTGTTGTATGCGTTGTTGGCCGCAAGTCCTGTTACTGTCTGTGATTTTGTATCGCAGATCTTAAGAATTGTTTCAAATCTGTACTTCTCAATCTCAGGAATTACTCTCTCCCTCAACTGTCTTGCCAGCACTTCTCCTGCCTTAATTTTTGTCTCATCCTCGTCCATTTTGTCCAGTAGTATTTTAAACCCCCTGTCCTTAGTCAGTGTCATTTCCTGCATTGAATTCTCCAGGACATCCGCATTCCCATAACCTGTGTTCCTGTTATAATCTCTATTATCAACTGTGTTAATTGAAGTCACTTTTACAGTTTTAGCTCCTACGAAAGTGTAATCATTATTTACTATTTTCTGTGATACTGCATCACTTGTAAATCTTTCATCAATCTTATCTGCAAATATCTGCGTGTAAACCATTGCCATATTTTAATCATCTCCCTTTTAAAATTAAAAAGAACTGAAAGCCTTGTCAAACGCTTCAAGTCCTGTATCTTTTTTATTCTCTTCTCCGTTACTTCCACCGTTTAGACTGTTTGGAACCCCTCCGCTCTGTGTTTTGAGATAAGTGGAAAGGTTTTCGGAAAAGGATTTTACGCTATTTTCAATTTCTTCTTCCGTGTTCCCGGAAATACTTTCTAAAAAACTATCAGGGATTTTGTATTTCCCTAATGCCGCTTTTTTCAGTTCATTAGTTTTCATAGTTGCAAGCTCCGAATTTGAACTTTCAAGCTGTTTCTGAAGTTCTGCAAGGCTCTTGTTATACTTCTCTTCTGCAGTAAGATTAGCATTATTAATTCTGGCCTCATAGTCTTCAATTGTTTCTCCGTGCTTTCTCTCCAGCTCTTTTTTCTCAGTTTCAAATTTCTTTCTTTCTCTCGCAATTCTTTCTTTAATCATTTCATCTACTTGTTCCTGTGTAAATGT